ACTAATTTCTGCATATGTTTCTGTTCCAGTTACTATACCATCATAATACACGAAATCTCCGACTCTAAAAATATCAGGCGCTTGATTTAATGTATTAGAATTTCTTGCATATGCACTTCCAGGAATAGACGCACTTGTATAATTATCATTAATTGGATTTTTATTTGATGCAATAATTAATTGTTGATTTTTAGAATCCCAATATTCTATTTTGCCGTCAATTTTGTTATCATATTTTTTAGTTAAATCTGAAGGATTGAATGCAACTACAAATAACCCTGGAGTAAAATTAAATTCTTTTTTAATTATTCCATCTGGTAATATACTTACATTAGATAGTCCAGTTTGATTCGAGAATTTTAAATATTCATTTTGAATAAATTTGGACGAAGATGTAACCTTTACTATTATCCTATTAGGATTTGTTGTATATGCCAATACTTTTCCTTTTGCTCCTGTTATAGAGCCCTCTACATTTTGGTTTACTGTGATAGCAGTAGTATTATTTCCAGTAATTTTTATTTCATATACAGGGTAGAAATTTAATATTTGATTTCTTCTACCATATCTATCTTCATAACCTGTAGTATTTTCTACTCTACTTGACGATAGTTTTATCGATGCAGTTCTCAAATCTACAAGTGGAGATAGATATGATCTATCTGATTTTAAATCTAATTTATACAATAAAGAATTTTGATTGTTATTTAATATTTCATTAATTCTTGCACATATTACTTTTTGAGTTGTAAAATAGTGTTGTTTATTTAAAAATGTTTTTTGATATTCAAAATCTTGTGAATATGAAATATAATTTTGTGTTTTAGAATCTATAGGAACTATATTAGTTGTTTTTATATAACTATCAATAGTAGTATTAGATGGTTGTATGTAATTTATTTGAGAGAATAATGTTTCGTATTTTTTATTGTGGGAAGCATATACATTAGCTCCTCCACCAAAAGCATTGGAGTTGGCTCTAGTTGGTCCGATTATATTGTAGGTATCTAATCCTGCATTATATACTTCAAATAAAGTTGAATTCATAATAGTAGAAGTAAATCCACCTACGTCAGACACATTTCTGAAAAATACATAAGATTTTCCTTTATCTTCAAAGCCATGATCTCTATGGTATAATTTTACAATAGTATTGTTATTTTTAAACAATCTTGAATTTGCATCACTATTTGACAAGGAATATGTTTCTATAGGATTGTTGCGTAATTTTTCGTATCCAATATTTTGGTTTGTTAGTAATACATAAGATTGTTTATTGATATCAAATTCTGCACGATAAAGTGTAAATTTAATATCCTCCAATAAATCTTCTGTCCAAATATCTGTATTTTGGGATTTGTAAACAGCTCCTAAAGAAGGATTTGGATTTGTTGCTTGACCATCTATAGAAGAAATTGCATCTAAAGAAGATGCCCACACAGAGTACTCATTACTATCAGTTTCTATAGCTAATGAATAATCAGTTTCATTTTGTAAATATATTGGATATTGAAAATTAAATCTTGTAGGAATATTTGCTGTTTCATCTGTAATAATTCCCATTCTAACTGAAGGTGTATCAATTTCAATTACTGATTCTATTATCGCACCAGATGCTCCAGAACCAGATCCTTTTACAATAACAGCTGGAGGTTCTGTATATCCACTACCAAAATTAGTTAATTCTGCGTTATATATTCTTCCATTTGATACATTTACAGAAGCAGATGCAGTAGATCCTCCTGGTAATTGAGGACTTTCTATGGTAACAAAAGCGGAAGTATAATTTACTCCAGTATTTTTAATTTTAATATCAACTAATTTTCCAGATGATTTAGCAATAGTTATGGTAGAATTTTTATTATTAGAATTATTGTAATTTGTTAAATAATTTGTTTTAATAAATTCATTTTCTACGTAGGTTATTCCAAATTCAGGGGAAGATAATCCTTGAATTTCGTCTAAAACTAAAGTATATACTTGATTATTCGATAGAGAAACTAAATTTTCTGTGTTTGGTAATAATTCTATATTATTTCTATCTAATACAGAGATAATTTTTCCTTTTACTCCACTAGTAGATCCTTCGGCAAATTCTCCTACTTTAATATCAAGAGATTCATTTACTAAAATTTTCAAAAGAGTATTTGGCATCAAAGTAGATTCTGAGCCAGGAATAATATATTTTCCAGGTTTGTTTAAATCTACATTTGTTAAGTATACTCGTAATGGCAACACAGAACTCTTTTTGGAGAAATATAAATCAACTCCCGTTACAAAAACTCCTCCATCAAAATTCTGAATTTTGAAAGTTTGGCACAATGGATTTGGTTTTTCTTTGTTTTGATACTTTGAGTCTACAATTTGTATACCTTCATTTGCTTTGAAATATGCAGGTGAAGTAGAAACTATGGATGAAGGATTTTCTGGCAAATTGCCTATTGCATAATATTTTGTTTCTGCATACGTATCAACTTTATTTTTATCTATGTTTAAATCACTAGAAGTAAACAGTATAGTTTTTACTCCCGTAATGAAATATTCTTCTGTAGCTGACTGATCATAATTAACAAATTCTACAGATCCTGACCATGTAGATCCTACAACTGGAGGTTTACCTTCTGGTATTAATAATAATCCACTAAGATTTCCATTCTGATCAGTCATTAAATCTGAACCAAAAGAACTTAAAGAATTTCCAGGTATTCCTGTAAAAACAGAATCTGGATTCGCCCATCTAGACACATTCTTTCCTTCCATGAAGACATATACTTTGGTTTTTGGCTTCAATCTAGTGACTACAAATTTTACTGGTATAGATCTGACAAAATATTGTATGGATGAAATTACCGAATTTCCGTTATTTACTGTTGTGAAAACTCCTTTAGCAGTCTCATTATTTTGTGGACTTATGTTAGAAGAACTATTTGTTGAGGCTAAAGTAACAGTAGAATATATATCTTGTGAATTTATATTAGATAGAGAATTTAAATTATAGAAAGGACGATTTACTCCAACCCAATTAATTAAAAATGAATTATAGAAAGATGCAAATTTATCTTTAATATCTTTTGGTGATAAAAATATAGAGAATAAATTAGTATTATTATCAGACAATAAAGGAATCAAGTTTTTACTATACCATCTATCAACAGGAGGATCTAAACTAACTTCTCCAACATTTTGAACAGCAGTGAAATTATTTGGATTTAAAGTTTTAGTTGAATATGAATTTTCTACTAATTTTATATTTGTGTATGGTAAAGTAATTATGTTGTTATTTTTAACATAGTTTGCATTTCTTCTTTCATCTGATCTTGTAAATACTTCTACTAAATTGTAACAGTTTTCTGCTACTTGAGGTCTTAGTACAGATTGCTGTGTATCTATTGAACACATATAATCGTTTGAAGATATATCACCAACGTAATGAGATTCAAAATTATCAACAATAAATCCTGATTTAGATCTTTCTAAACCAATATCATCTTTTATTTGAGTATTTAATGCTTGTTGCTCTAAAATACTTAATGTAGTATAATACTCCAATCTTTCAATTCTTTTTTCCAGTTTACCAATATCATTCATGGTATATCTACGATTATCAACTGGAATGATTCTTACATCTTTGCTTGAATACGTAAATGCAGGAATATGCATATTACATATTCTTATAGAATCATCAATAGAGTCTGGTATCGCTGGATTTAATGAAGAATTTCCTTTTTTAACAATAAAACTTCCAGTTTTATTTAGAAAAATACTATCTATTCTATCTAAGTATTGGGATTTACTAAATGAGAATGTATATTCTAAATTATTATCTGTAGCAGGAGATGGAGAAAATGATCCCCCTTCTCCAGAAAAACTTACATAATTTGGGGTGCCAATAAAGGTCTGATTTTGAAATCCCGTTATTAATGTGGAAGAATCTACTTTTGGTCTGAAATCAATAACATCTCGTAAATTTATATTACCATGTACAGAAGAATTGAAATATGGAATTTCTTCCTCACTAACTCCAGATTCATGAGCGTAAGAATCTACCGTACAATAGTCTCCTTGAGAATGATCGAAATAATCAAATCCAACTACAAGTTGACCAGAAGGTGGGTTATATCCTGATTTTAAAACAATTCTTGATACATCGTAAAGAGTATCCCTTTGACCATCATCAAATGTAAAATAATCAGTTAAATTAACACCTGAAATTAAATTTCCTGAAGCATCTATTACTGGTGGGGTAGATAATGATCCTTCATATATGTAATGTATTTTATATACATCGGCATACGATAGTACATTTACATCTTCAGAATCATAATCTTGCCCTCTAAGAGGAATTATTCTATCACCACTAGATTTGATAACAATTCTTTTATTTTTTACCGCTGTTTTTAGTTTTGGTTTTCCATTAGATACTTCAATAGTAGCACTTAATTTTAGTTTTGGAAAATTAGTTGAAATATTGCCAAAAAATCCACTAGGCAGATTCAATGTAAAACTACCTGTGGTTATACCGCTGGAAGTAGATGTTGATTGTTGTTGCTGTACATACTTAGGATCTATGTATAAAATATCTCCAGTTGAAACTAATGGGGAATTTCCTCCATTTAAAACAGAAACTAAGAATGTATTTTTATTAAAAGTTGTAAATCTTTGAGTACCATAATCTAATTGAGCAGAAAATGTTATAAAACTACCATTAGAAGCTCCTGTAGTAACAAAATCTTTTCTTATTACATATTTAAATTTAGAATCATTTGCGGATTTTGATAAAGATCTTATGCCAGTGGATCCACAAGGGTACACTAAAGAAGATGATATATTAGATACTTTTGCTCTAATTCTTATTACTGATGAGTTTACTACATTTTTTTGTAAAGAATTGTCTAAGTATATTCTTGATTTTTTCGTTCCCTCTGGTTGAGTTGCATATTGAACAACACTCTTTACTGTATTTGATTCTACATCAGTGTAAATAATTATATCACCTTGCATTAAATTTAATGATGCATCTCCAGTAAAACTATCGCATTCTAAATATTTGTTTCCCAAATATCCAGAAAAATTCGAATTTGCTACTTGTAAAAGATCGCAATATTGATTTTTTTGTGTTTCTATGTCAGCAGAAAATTTATTAGTATTTCCAGATCCATATTCACAATAAAAAGATTTTACATTTTCTGGTGTATATGTTAAAACTGTATTTCTATGTAAAATGGGTATAATTTTACATTCAGCTCCAACTGTACCTGCAGTCGTAACTGAAATAGCAGGAGGTTGTTTATAAACAACATTTACTGCATTTTTATCTAATACTTTAGCAGAATATATAGAAGAACCACCTTCTACTTCTAATTTTATCTGTGAACTGTCATACTTTATACCATCAATAACAATTTGCGGAGATACATATCCAGTTCCTCTGGAAATAACAACAAAATGCGATATTGTATTCTCTTCTGCTATTTTTAAAGAATTTCCTGACTCGTCAAATATAGTTTCTCCTGGTAAAAATGATCCGTATAACGTTTTAACAAATAGTATGTTGTTAGATGAATATGAAGTTGATGTATCTCCTTCTATTACACCATATGCACCACTTTTAGCTCCTGATATATATTGACCAATACCGAATTTGGTAGAATCAGTAGGTTTAGTATCATTTAAAGTTAATCTGGTGAAGAATACTGGATTAAAATATGATAAATTAAAAGTACTATTATAAGAAGCACTACTTATTTGAGTTACTACTGCAGTGGCATTATTATCTCCACCTGGAATGCGAATAACTTCTCCTTCTTTGTAATTTTGACCAGGATCATTTACTACAATATTAGTAACATTCCCGTTGAAGGTCTTTATGTTTACCTTCAATCCAGACCCAATAGTGTTTTGAGTTGTAGTCACATACCCTGGAGATATATCAGATGCATTCGTGTATCCTGCACCAGGAGTTAAGATACGTAAATTAGTTACTCCATCTTTTCTTGAAGTAGTTCTTCCTTTAGAAAGAATTATATCAGTATTTTCATTAAAACCATTTCCAATTTCTGCTAAACTTAAATTACTTGGTTTAGAAATACCTATAATTGGGGTTATAGTTTCATTATAATCTACTACTCTTCCGAGTATATCTTGAACATTATTATTAAATGCGCCTGTCTCGGTGAAAAATATTTGTCTTATTTTACCATCACCCTCTAAATCATACTCTTTTAAATAATTATCTAATATTTCTTTTTTACCTATTACAGTAAGTTCTAACAAAGGAATGTCGGTACTATAATCTTTTCTTAGTACTTTTGAAAAAGAAAGTAATGAAAATGAACCGACAGCAGAAGGAGTAGTACCTGTTCTTGATATAATAAGCCAAAGTTTTTCTAACTTATCTCTAAAATTGTTTACATTAAAATAGCCTATTGGATACTCGGTGTTTGTAACTTGAATGTAAATAGTTTTTATACCGTCATCTGAACTATATTTAATTCCACGGCGATTAATAGTTGCTTTAGGTGAAGTTTCATTGCCGATGGAATTTGTTCCTATACTACCATCAGAAAATACATTATAAAAATATAGTGACGGATAAGAAGTTAAATCTGCATCTCCACCATTTAAAGGAATAGACCCATAAACATTGGTAATTTTAAAATCTGTTAGCCCAGATGATTTTATAGTTACATTATCTGTCGTAATAAAATCTCTAGCTTTTTCTATATTTAAATACTTGGTCTCATTATTAACAATTTCATAACCTTTAACATAAGCTTTTCCAGAACCTACAGAAGCTACTAGTAAATCATTTGCTTTTGATTCTTCGATTCCATTCACCAAACCATCAACGTCTTTAACATACATACCAAAATTACCATTTTGATGGTAATATTCCCTAACATCTATGGCAAAAGGATTTACAACATAATCTCCAGATTCGTCGTATGTTCTTCTAGCTAATGTATCTTCAAGTAAACTATACTCAGTTGGTTTTATTAACTTTTCAATTTCTCCATTTTTAACAGTTAAAAGTTGAATAAAATTAGAATCTAATAAAACACCATAATCAAATGATTTTAGTATCAAATCAATTTTTAATCTATGTGCTCCTGGAGAAGAGTAATTTGAAAATCCTCTAGAATTATCATATAAAGAAGGATCTTGATCTGGGGTTATAATAGATTCTAAAATTTCAAAACCAACTTTAACTGAAGGTTTATCGTAATATTTCTCTACAATAATTAATTGTTCTTTGTTGTTTACAAATGTTCCGTTTACAAAGTAAACTCCATCTTGAACTTTTACCCCCGAACCATACCCTAAAGCTGGACTATCAATGAATGATATTTTTTTTGTATCTGGATTTGTTATTTGAATAGATGTTGGTAAAGCACTGCCATCAGTTCCTACCACAAGCAACGGAGTGTTTATTCCGTCAACTACGAATAATGTTTCGCCTTGTCTAAAAGTTTTTTCTGTTCCTGAATTTCCACTATTTGTATATGTTACATATAAAACATCTGATTCTTCTTCAGAACCATACAAGGCTTCTTCAACTATTGCAACTACCCCAGAATTAATCCCTTCTAATTTTTGACCAACAAGTTGCTTGATATCATATTTTTTATATGTTATATTATTATTTTCTGTTACAGCAACTTCTGAAACAGAAGATAATTTTACATAATTTAATTTCGTTATTAAATTAACTTCACCTGGAACTACCAAATCACCTTGCTTAAATTGAAACTTGCCATAATTTTCAACTTGATTTTGCAATATTGATTGCAAATTATTCAATTCTCTTGCTTGAATTGAATATCCTGGTCTAAATAATACTCTATAAAAATTTTTATCTACAGAAAAATCATCACTATAAGGAGGGACACTGAGGTTCGTTTTTTGTGGCATTTTACAACTCTAGCGGGTGTATTATCAGAATTCTATTACTAATTTAATATCTTCTATTTGATCGTTAGACCTAGTAATTTTCTTTCTATTCTCTATGTATATGATATCTCCAGAGTTTCTTTTAATTTCTGGAGAAGCTAAACCATCAACAAAAGTACAACCAAGTAGTACTGTGTTATCAGCAAATGCGGTATTTACTGTGCCAGAAGCACCTGAAGATTTTCCTAAAATAGCATTTGCACTTGATTCAAATGCTCTCACTTTACCTTCAAAAGAATGTTCTGAAGGAATTTGAATATATTTCAATACTCCTGCTGTTGTGCTATTAGAATCCAATACCCATGAAACAACACGACCGTAAGCTTTTTTAGAACCTGTAACAGTTTGTTCAATAATTTCATCTACTTGATAATTTGCTGTTGCGCCATTTACTTTAATTGCATTTAATCCATTTAAAGTAGACGCAGTTGCTACTGCAGTAGATCCGTTAACAACGGGATCTTTAATTATACCAATTCTTCTAAAATCATTATCTACTGGGAAATCTTTTGTTGTTTCTCCTCCAGCAGTAGCCTCAGTGGAAGTTAATCTCACATTGATCATAATTCTTTTCCCGTTCAATTCTTTTTCTGGATTTGAACCATGACCACCTTCTGGAGAAATAACAGGTTCTACATGTGCTTTAGCTGTTGAAGGAATTGTAGTGCTTGTGCTAAACACTGGATTAGTAGGATCTGTGATATTAACATTGTTCCAAACACCAATTGCAGAAGATCCCGAACCAGAACCTGTCACTAATGTGACTGTTCCATAAGTATAATTTCTTCCTGGATTGTGAATCACCGCATTTGTTAATTTACCACTAGTGAAAGTTAATTTAACAACACCACCAGTGCCATCTCCAATTATAGGAGCGTATTTATCACCATTTTGAGTGAATCCACTACCTTCATCAATAACTAGTGCAACATCAATTGCGCCATCAACAGCTGCACTCACAACACCTGCTCTAGAAGCGTTTGTAGCCTCTACAATAGGCATAAAATCAGTTGAAAGGAATTTGAGTACATCATCAGTTGGAATAGTGTACATGTACTTCCACACATATCCAGCAGTTCCTGTTGGCTCTGTGTAAATTTTTCTAGAGCTGTCGTAACTACCTTGACCTCCAGCAGGAGATGTTGTTGGCTCATTTGTAGCATTTCTGCCATTTGGATTTGCTTGGTTTTGACCATTGTACAAGCACTTGAATACCTCATAGTTAGAATTAACTACATAATATTTTGAATCATAAAATGACGATGCACCTGTAGCAGTAGATTTACCGATCTGATATCCAACAGAAGACTCTAGATAGTCTGGTTTCCACATATCAAATTTTGGATGAGCAATCAAATTCCAGTTGTATCTGGTAATTACTGTTCTGCAATATTTCGTAGTGATCCTTTTAGCTGCAATTAAATCACTATAAATATCATACTTTTCTTTTTGGTTATCGGCTGGAACTACGGGAACATTTTCATCAGAAAATCTATAAACTCCAGTTAAAGCAGTAGCTCCAGTGTCTGAAGTTCCATTAGAAGCCTTTAGGAGAGATCCTAAAGCAAAATTAGCAGTTCCAACTACATTATATAAAACTAGACTATTTTCATTAACACGTCTTACATTAGCTTTGAATCCTGCTGTAGCTAAATTTGTTCCAACATATACCGTATCACTAGTAGTAAATGCAGTTGAAGATTTGCTGTAAATTTCTATTGTAGTATCCCAATCTTGAGGTCTACCAATAAAGAAATACATCTTAGATAATTCAGCTCCAGATCCAGTAACGATAGCTGAATTCGCTTCGTTGATATAGTCATCACCAAGAGAATTTAAAAATTGCTGAGCATTTAAAATTCTAAATTTATCCGAAATTATAGCAGCCATTTAAAGATCTCGTTAAAAATTCCTGTATTATTTATATTTATACCACCTAGCAAAATGTTCTCACATATTCTCCAAAATTATGTGCTTTAGGTTTAGAACCATCGCAACCTCTAGTTAAATTGGAGAATCTATCAAAATATTTTTTTGAATAATTAATTATTTCTCCTCCTATTATAATTGTTCCATTATCTGGAAAATTTGATGTATCTCCAACATATAAAGTAGTTTCCGATTCCGATATTGGTAATTCTGTGTATGTTCCAAAGCAATGTATAGATCCACTATGCGATGACTTAAAATTAGATGATAACTGCGAAATTTTATGGTAATTTATTAATATAGATGTTGGTTTTAATGAATTTGATATATCAAAATTCAAATTGCTTATTGTATAGTTATCACTAACAAATATTAAGTTATCATTTATTTTTTTAGTATTCAGACACGTTGATTTGTACGATTGTTCAAATGATATTGTTGTTTTCGGAACTATACCGATGCAAAATCTTAAGATATGTAATTCTTTTTGTTCTTTATTAAATCCATAATAACAAGAAGAAAATGATTTTTTTATTGGCATTTTTTTATTCCTCTGTAGTAAATGTAGTAGCTATTCTTATTGCCAACGTTTGGTTTGCATATGTTGTTATTGATCCCGTATGTATTTTGCAAGTTATTTTTCTTGGGTTTTGTTTTTTTATTGAAAACTTTCTTGCAACTTTTACTACGGGATTATCAGTATAATCTTTCCCACCATCAATCAACAAAACATCCAATATTTGACCATCATGTATTAACACTTCAGCTTTTCCTCCACCCCCATTACCATCAACGGGAATAAATTGTAAAATAGGATTTGTGTAATAACCATAAGCAGTTGGTTGTAGTAAAATATCATTTTCAAAAAATAGCTCTAGCTCTTTTCTATTCCACGTCAATTTGGTTATAGTTCCGTTTGATATATCAGCAAATACACTAAGTCCTTCCCCTATTTGATAACCATTGTAATTTGTAGATAATGCTGTTGTATATATTTCTGAAGATGCATATTCGTCAGAAACATTATTTTTTGGTTTAACATCATTAGAAATTGATAGTATTTTTCTGAATTCATCTTCTCCATCAATTTTAATCATATCTCCAGGGTATATTTTGCATATTCTCTTTAATTTTCTTCTTTCTTCAATCTGTTCTCTATATGAAGTTCCATATAAAGATCTATTTGTGTATGCTCCATACTGTAAAATTTTATTTCCATCCGCATCTTTTTTGTAATCAAAAATAATACTATACGTTCCTGTTATTATTTCATCAGATCCATTAATGTTAAATTTAATATTAGTAGAATTATTAAAATTCTGTCTAATTAAATTTTTAGAATTTATAACAGTCAAAATAACACTGTTACCAGATCCAGAAATATTTTTTAACTCCCCATATAAATTATTATCTTGATAAACCAATACTTTATCATAATCCGTTAACGTGTTATATAAAGTATTTACTGTGTTGTAAATACTTGTACCTTGTAAGGTGATTAGTATTGTATTATAATAAGTGTCTGGCTCGAAATCATATAAAGTTAATGATTTTTCTAAATCTCGTCCATATGGTAAAATAATAGAAATATCTGGGTAAATTTCTTCTCCAGATTCTGAAATGTAATAATTTAATGCTTCAGTGAAAGTTATTGTTGCTCCAATTATTTCATATGATTTTTTATTATTTTGTAGCACCCCATCGACAAAAACTAAAGGATATAAAGAATTATCAATTTGAGTAACTTTTTCTGTTAACTCGTTGATAATAAGGTATGGTCCTGATTTTTTATATGGTATTAATGTTTTGTCTATAGTAAATCTTTCATAAGATCCTATGCTATAAATGAAACAACTTTCAAAAGTATTGACTCTTTCATCAGAATTTAGATATAAATCATCATGAGATATTGGTGGACTGCTGAATATAATTTTATCCGTGATATTAGAATCTGAATTTGATTCTATGTAATAAGAATTTTTGAATGGCTCATTATAATATTTTTTAGCCTTTTGTAAAACTCCATTCAAACAAACTATTAACTTTTCTTGGGGATCTAATTTTACTATTTTTCCATCTTCGTAATATAAATTAAATGCACTTGTAACTCCATCAAATTCTGTAGATATATTTCTTAATCTTTTTAAGTATTTCGAATTTAAATCATTATCTTTGAATTTAAATGACTTACAATAAAAACTTTGAGCTGGTATAGTAGTATATTCATCATCATTCTTTCCAAATTTTTCTTGTCTTTCTCCTAATGGAGGCTCTGTGAAAGTAATTTGATTTCCAGATACTTTAAAAGATTTTTTAGGTTGTTGTAAAACCCCATCAATACTTATTATCAATTCTTGCTCATTGTAAGGTGCATATGCTAATCTTGTTTTTTTGTCTAATAAAGTAAATGTTTTTGATCCCACAAGATTACCAGTAGAACTATCATATCTTCCGTCAAATTTTTGAGAGAGCACTAATTCCTTTGTTACTGTTTCTGTATTATTAAAAGTATCTATTGATATAGATCCAAATCCCCTCTCTAAATTAATATCATCGTAATTTAAAATTGTTTCTGTCACTAATATTTTTGGACTATCAACAACTCTAACGGTCTTAACAGCTGCGTTAATTACACTAACAGATTCTAATGGAGATAAATTATTACCCATGCCCACAAGACTATTATTCTCTAATGCCAATTCACCAAATACTTTAAATCCTGCTGGGTGAGTACTGTTCAGAATTATGTCTTTCCACTCACTTAACTGGGATTTTGATTTTATAACATAAGAATAATCTTGATAAAAATATGAATCTGTTATATTTTGGGAGAAGGAATTTAATACTCCCTTATCGGAATATATCTTCCATTATTATCATAATATTCTCTTATATCGGAAGAGAAATTGTTGTTAATAATTTTTTTTATATTTGCTGATTTATTAGATGTTTTACCTTTTATTGGTAGATTAATATCAAAAGATCCGATAATATCTTTAATTTTTAATATATTACTTCCATATCTCCATCCATCATTAGTTACAATTCCTGAACATACTTCTATTTGTTGACCATTTATAAAATCTGTTTGAATTATTTGTTCTCCAGGATAAAAACTATCGTAATCAAAATTAGACAAAAATAATATGGTGGGTAACTTTAATTCATCTATAATAGAAGAATCATTTGAATATTCAAATCCATTATCAATTGTTTTTATATTTTTTAATCTTCCTACATCAGAAGAATCTAAAAATATTTTTACATCAGATTCTATAATTTTTATGGATGGTTTTTTTGTATAATTATTTCCTTTATCTACAACATTAATTTTTGTTATTTTTCCAGAATCAGATATAACTTCAAATTTTGCATTCGAACCATCGCCATTAATATAAACTTTTGGATTTGAATAATTACTTCCTTGATTTATAATTACGACTGAGTTTATATTTTTGTTTATAGAATCGTATACTACTTCAGCAATAGCTTCATATTCTGACGCTATTTCAACGCCTTTAACAATAGGAATTTTTGCATAACCATTTCCAGGGTTAGTTATAGTTATATTATCTATTTCTCCTATAGCAGAAGTTGAAATAGTTGTGTATGAAATTTGCCCAGAACCATCAAATTCTGGAGTTTTTGATATTGTATATGCAAATTTATTATCTGATTTGTATATAACTGTTTTTTGTCCTTGAAGTGGATCTGAAATTATATTTAAATATCCATTTGATTTTATAGTATTATTTTTATCATAGTAATAATATCTTGAGTATTTTGTGCTTTCTAATTTATTGTATTGTAAAGAATTATTTAAATAAGAATTATTAGTAAATCCTGTTTTTAAAATAGAAAAAGATCCTGCAGTTCCTGGCTCAATTGAATTTGCTGATATTTCTAATGTAATGATATTATTATTAATTGCAGGAGACACATCAAAATATGTATTAATCAAAGAAGAATGACTAGTATCAAATTTGTATTTGTAATTGTTTGTAATATCAATAATAGGGTCATTTACGAAATTTGAAGTATTGTTTTTTGAAAATTCGAATTGATAATAAGGTGAAGTAACACTATTGATAGTTACTGCTTTTGCTGGTGTACTTGAATCGTTAAATGTAGAAGTTGAAGTTAAACTATTTGGATTAGTAACATTATAATCATAAAAAACTGTTAAAGTATTATTTTCAAATTTAGAGATATATGGATTATTCTGAGCAATTCCAATAGGTCTAGTATTTTGAGTAAATCTGTACTTTGGATTGTATAAATTAATGAATGTTGCATTGTAATGATCGGTAATAGCAGTATTGTTTGTTCCTCTAATAACTGTTATTTTTTTCGCTGGCACATTTACATCACTAACTGTCATAATTTCGTCATCGATTAT